ATTCAAAGTGAATTACTGGAACTTGAAATCGTTAAAGAAATCACTCAACCCGCATTAGCAGTTGAGCCGACCATTGAAGAAAAGAAGCCAGAAGTGAACGCTGAAGTCTTAAAAGCAATCAAGGAATTTAATAACTTATTTAAAAAGTAAAAATGGAAAATTTAGAATTAATTAATGAAATGGCAGAAAATGTAAAGGGCATTAAGTCTGATGTTTCTGCTCAAATTGAAGAAGTAAAAACTTCTATCAAAGTTGTTGCTGACGAAATGCAAAAGCAAATCGATGCTCAAAACGCTGCACAAAAGAAAGCTGCAAGCAAGCAAGTTAAGTTTATGGATGAAGTTATCATGGAGAAATTAGATGGTAACATGGACTTAATGGAAAAAGAAATGAAGTCTGGCGGTAAATTCCGTTTAGATTTATCTGATGTTAAGACTATGACTTTGTCTGCTTCTTTAACTGGAGATGCTCAAGCGTCTTACGCTCCTAACGCTGCTATCTTACCAAGTCAAGCGGTAAACTTCCGTGATTTGATCCCAACAGTAAGAAGTGCAAGTGGTTTGTATGTATTCTATAAGGAAACTGCATCTACTAACAACATCGGTGCTCAAACTGAAGGTAACAACAAAGGTGAGAACAACTACGCATTAAGCGAAGTTAAAGTAGTAAACGACTACATCGCTGGTTTCTCTACTTTCTCAAAGCAAATGGCTAAGTCTTTACCTTTCTTATCAACTACTTTACCAAGAATGTTGACAAGAGATTTCTACAAAGCTGAAAACGCTGCTTTCTATTCAACTGTATCTGCTGCTGCAACTGGTTCTACTACAACTGCGGAAACAACTGATTTAAAGCAATTAATCGACTATATCGGTAACCAAAAGGCTGCTAACTATGTTGCTTCTTTTGCAGTAGTATCTCCAACTCAAATGGGTAGATTATTGAAAGACACAATCAACGCTGGTTACTATGCTGGTTCTGGTTCTGTTGTAGTTAATCCTAATGGTGGTATCACTATCTGGGGTGTACCAGTAATCGCTGCTTCTTGGGTAGCTGATGACAAGGTGTTAATCTTAGATAACAACTACACAGAAAGAGTTGAAGTTGAAGGATTAGCTATCGAGTTCTCTTATGAGAATGCTAGCAACTTCCAACAAAACTTAGTAACTGCTCGTATCGAGTGTTACGAAGATGTAAACTTAATGCAAACTGGTTCTGCTATTTTCGCAGATTTTGGTAATGTTGCTTAATTTATACCTATCTAAAAAAAAGAACCCTGCCTTAATCGGTGGGGTTTTTTATTATAATTAATGTAAATTTGTAAAAAAGGGAATATGTATAATTACATAATAGACTATACTCAAGTAGATTTAGGAACAATCACAGAGCCAGTAACAGTTGCAGAGGCAAAGCAATATTGCCGTGTTGACAATAATGTTGAAGATAATTTGTTTGCTGAATTAATTACGCAATCAAGACAAGCGGTTGAGAAAGCTGCTAACATAAGCATAACTCCTAAGACAGTTACTTTGTGGTTTACTAATCTTGCTGGAGGCTACGAACTTCCCTTCGGACCAGTAACATCATTTACAAGCCTTACAGACCAAAATGGTAACGCAGTTCCGAGTAATGTATATAAATTGATTGGCGGACCAAATCCAAGCCTTGCATGGCCTTTATATGCTAATATGACGGCAGTATATACTACTGGTATGACAAGTGTTCCAAAAGAGCTTAAAATCGCTATTTTAGACCAAATTAACTACGGCTACGAAAATCGTGGAATGGATGTTGACGATATGGGAGTTTGTGAAAAGACTTGGAGAGTTTGTCAAAGATGGACAAGATTAAGCCCAATTTTATAAAATGAGAATAGGACTACATAAAGATAACTATGTTGATGCTAACTCAATGACGAGGTTAGTTGATGTTTACCAGCCAACGCAGACAAGCGATGGACAAGGTGGATATTCTACAACATTTACTAAAGTGGCAACAGTTTGGGGCGATTATAGACCACAACCACAAAATAGAGCAATCCAAGAAAGCCAATTAAGTTTTAACAGATATGCTAAATTGTTTATCCGTTACGACTTAACTATAACTGACACTTATCAATTTGAGGTTGAAGGTCAACGCTTTACAATACATTCTATTAAGGATGTAGATAATGCTCACAGATTTTGGGAAATTGAAATGTACGCATAATGGATAAGATAACCTTTGAAGTTAATGGGTTTGCAGAACTTTATAAAAAGTTTAAAACTTTAGATGAAAAAGCAAAAGGAGAAGTAAAAAAAGAATTTAATGCTTCAGCTTTAAAAATTCAATCTACTGCTAAAAGACTTGCTCCAGTTAATTTTGGTCAATTAAGAAATAGTATTGTTTTAACTGAAAGTGGGAAAGGTACTGATTTTATATTTAAGGTTACTGCAACTGCTAAATATGCTCCTTTTGTAGAGTTTGGAACTGGAGGGAAAGTGAGTGTACCATCTAATTATACAGAGTACGCTGCAAGATTTAAAGGAAAGACTGGCAGTACTTTTAAGCAAATGATTGAAGCAATAATGCTTTGGGTACAAAGAAAAGGTATAAGCGGTAAAAATGATAGGTCAACGGCATATTTAATAGCAAGAAGTATTTTAAGAAAAGGACTAAGACCACAACCATTTTTAATACCTGCTTTTGAACAAGAAAAGCCAAAATTGATAAAAAGAATAAAAGAAATATTAAATGCTTAATCCTAATATAGAAATAAAGAAATGGTTTTATACAAACCTAACAAGTGCTACTGGATTAGTGGTTTATGATGGTATGGCTCCAGATAACGCTGCTAACGAATATATCATTATGGATGGCAGAACTTCAAGCCAAGATGAAGGCAAATCTGGTTATACAAACTCTATTAGTATAGATGTGGACATTGTTACAAAAAATGCTAACTTTGGCTATAAACGAGCTGAAGAAATTAGCAACTTGGTTTTAACTGCTATAAATTCAGATACGGATATAACATTGGCAAACGGCTTTTATAGTTCAACGCTATATGTTCAAAGTATCAGAAACTTAGACGGATTAAATCCATTAGATAATGTCTTTAGAACGATTATAACATATAACATAACAATAACTCAAAATTAAATAAAATGGCAGAAACTAAAGTATCAGCAAGGGATTACATCCTATTAGCGGACATAGACGGAAACGCAACTTTTAAACCAGTTGCTTGTCTTACTTCTAACTCTTTAACATCAACTGTAAACACAATTGATGCAACTTCAAAATGTGGAGACCAATTCCAGCCTGGTCCAGCTTTTACTCAATCTTTCCAAGCGGAAGGTTTTGCAATTGATGAGACTGGTGTTCCAGCAAAAGATAGCTACCAACAATTATATGCTGCTCACGCTGCAAGAACTGTTTTCGCAATGAAGATGGGTAAAGCAAGTCCTGCGGCTGGAGATATTACTTATAGCGGTCAAGTTTGGATTTCAAACTTTGATGTAAACGCAGATGATAAAGATGATGTTAAATTCTCTGCAACATTTGTAGTTTATGCACCGCCAGTAACACAAACAGAACAAGCTTAATAAAAAACAACACAACGAACTATGTTTGAATTAAAACTAAAAGAAACAACAATTAGTTTAAAATGGGGTACTTGGGCAATGCGTGAAGTCTGCAAGGATAAAGGCATTACAATAGATCAATATTTTGAATTAATCGGAGCAAAAGTATTAGACTTAGACACTATTATTAAATTGATTTATGCTGGTTATAAAGCAGCTTGTAATAGTAAGAAACAACCAATTGAATATACCGAAAACGATGTATGCGATTGGATTGATGAAATTGGAGGAATATTTAGTACAGAAGGACAAGTAATTGAATATTTTAAATACATAATTCAAAATACTGTTACAACTGTAACTGGTACTCCAAAAGAAGAAAAAAAAAAGTCTAACAAAGCTAAGTTGGGATGATATTTTAGTTAAGGCTGCTGAATGTAATATACGCCCAAGCGAGTTTTGGGAGATGACTTGGAGTGATTTTTCTATTATTGTAATGGGAAAGGAACGACAAGAATTAAACGAATGGGCGAGGACACGAAACCTCGCCTATATTGTATATTTAAGTAGTACTTCTGAAAAAACGCCTAAAAGCCTAAAAGCATTTTGGCACATTCCAGAAATAGATGATACAGAACCAGCAGAAGAAAAAGTAATGCTAACTGATGACCAATTGGCAAGAACTTTAAAAATGTACGGAGTAAATTAAAAAAGATGGCAGAAACAATAGGTTTAGAGGTACTCTTGGCAATGGATGCTGACCAGCTTCAGTTGGAATTGCAAAAAGCTGAAAATCAGTTAAAGAAATTTGAATCTCAGTTAAAAAAATCAACTGACACAACTCAAATAGCTAATTTACAAAGAAGCATTGCTAATGTAAATGGCACTTTAACAAACATTGGTACTGTGATGGGTAATACCGCTAAAAAAACTGGCGATGCTACTCAATCAATTGTAAACTTGTCAAGAGTTGCACAAGATGCTCCTTACGGATTTATTGGTATTGCAAACAACATTAACCCATTATTAGAATCATTTCAAAGATTACAAAAAGAATCTAATGGCACAAAAGGTGCATTGGCATCAATTGTATCTGGTTTAACTGGCCCTGCTGGTATTGGTTTAGCAGTTGGTGTTGTATCTTCTTTGCTTGTTTCTTATTCAAAAGAAATAGCTAATTTCTTTGCAAGTCCTACTGAAAAACTAAAAACTTTTAGAGAAGAATTAGGTAAACTTAATCAAGATATTTATAAGATTGTTGGAGAAGCACAAGCTAATAGAGCAATTGGTTTAAATCTTGTTAATGTAATTACTGGAGGCGATCCAAAAAAAGCAGAAACTGCTTTAGCAAAATTAAAAGAATTATACAAGGATAATGCTGATATACAA